TGACGATATTAGGGGAATTACTTCTAGTAGTGCAAGGAGAGAACAGCCCAGCATGGTATTTGGCATCAGTACTCCGGGGCCATTAGATAAAAATGGACCGACTGGGACAATTGGCTACGCAGATACATCTGAAGGTACAGGGTATAATACAACTCCAGTCAGTAGATTAGGTGGCAGCACTTTTGTCATGGATGACGGCGATGTTGATGGCAATAACGAACTGATCAGATTAAGAACACTCACCGGGCATCAAATATTGATGCATAATACTGCTGATTTAATTTATATTGCTAATGCTAAGGGCACAGCATGGCTAGAGTTTACCGGTGATGGTAAGATCGACATCTATGCAGCTGATTCTGTATCAATACACACTGAGGGAGATTTTAACTTTAAAGCAGAACGAGATTTTAATTTACATGCAAGTAGAAATTTTAACGTTTATGCTGAAAATGATATTAATCTACAGGCTAATGGTGATTTAAATTCTGTAAGTGGAAACATCGTGACGAATACTGCTGGTACCTATACCTTGACAGTGTTGGGAAGTCATAATATAATAGTTGACAAAGATAGTTCTCATCTCTCTGGTGGTCAAACCAGTATTAGGTCAATAACGTCAATAGCTCTCGATTCTAAATCTGACATGTCGTTATTCAGTAACTCCTACATTGGAATAGATGCTCTATTAATTAAAGAAGCACCGGGCGCAAGAACAGTTGGTACTAAACCACCTCTGTCTAATATTCCACCTGGGATAAATTTATATACGGTTCCGACTACTCCAGCAAAGGGTACTAGGGATGCCGGAATGGTTGCTGCTATGACCCGCGTCCCTATGAATGAGCCGTGGTCGCAGCACGAAAATTTAAGCAAATCAGCATTTTCTAATTCAAATACTGATGCATCTGCTAGCGGAACCGGGTCATTAGTATCAGCAACTACTGCAGGATCTCAAAGAACATCTGTTTCTAAAATTAAACCTGCTGGATCTCTGTTCGTAGGTAAATCTAAAACTGGAGTCGATGTAGGCGTGGAAGGCACAACCGTCAAACCTTGGACTACTGATAAACTATTTTTAAACAAGATTAAAACATTATCCCAGAAACTCGGAATTAAACCTATAGATTTGATAGGTACAATGATGTTTGAAACAGGTAGGACATTTAATCCTGCCGAACCCAATCGTCTGGCAGGTTCATCGGCTATAGGATTGATACAATTTACCAATGATGCTATAACAACTATCACAAAAGGGCAGCAACTTAAATCTGCCCCTTTGAGTTATCTATCTAGAGTAGATCAATTAGATTGGGTCGACAAATATTTCTCTTATTATAATTGGGGTACTAACAGTCCCGCGAACCCTACGCTGACTAATGTATACATGACAGTATTTTTACCTAAATATAGATTTAATGAAGACTCGGTTGTAGTCGCAAAGGCAGGTGAAAGATACTATAATGATAATCCGGCATTTGATCGTGATGGGCTTGGCTATATCACAGTGGGCATGATTGCCAAAGTTGTACAAGCATCTAAAAATGATGCTATATTGACTTTAAAAAATGCGGGACTCGATCAGAACCTAGATCCGATAAAATAGAAAAATTTTACCGGATAAATATTATACCATGCCCTACAAGAATATCACAATCTCCAACAGCTCGCCAGCAGCCGCTGGAATACAAAAAAAGACTCAGTTCTATGTGGGATTTAGCACAGTAAATTCTAAAACCCCGGGCAATAAACTATATGATTTTGAATTGATCAAGCAGGATCTTATCAATTATTTCAACACAAAACCTGGCGAGCGGGTTATGAATCCAACTTTTGGCAGTGCTATTTGGGCGCTAATGTTTGAGCCCTTGACTGAGGCCACGCGTCAGTTAATTCAAGAGGACATACTTAAGATATGTAAGAGTGATCCTAGGATACATCCAAGTCAAATCAACGTTAGGGAGTATGATCAGGGATATATGATTGAACTCACATTAGTGGCCACTGCCAGTAATCAATCTGCTAATTTGTTGATGACATTCGATCAGCAAAAGGGATTGACTGCACAATAATATGTGTACTTTATCCTTACAATAAATACGCTATAGAGCAAATCATATGACTATTCCATCAACAAATTCTAAAATCCTCATGACAGAAGATTGGAAAACCCTGTACCAATCGTATACTAATGCAGAATTTCAAAGTTATGATTTTGATACATTAAGGCGTGTCATAATAGCATACCTCCGAGAAAACTATCCTGAGGATTTTAATGATTTTGTTGATAGCAGCGAATATATCGCACTGGTGGATTTGATTGCATTTTTAGGCCAAAATTTAAGTTTCCGTATTGATCTAAATGCCCGTGAGAATTTCTTAGAGACTGCGACTCGAAGAGATAGCATACTACAGTTGGCGCAGCTGATCAGTTATTTCCCTAAGAGGAATATACCTGCCAGCGGGTTGTTAAAAGTTGTGGCGATATCGACTACTGATAATGTTTTTGATGCATCAGGTAATAATCTAGCTAATGCTATTATACAATGGAATGATTCAACTAATGCCAATTGGAATCAGCAGTTTATCTCAATTTTTAATTCGGCATTGACTTCACCGGCGTTTTTTGGAACACCATCAGATCAATCAGTGGTCAACGGAATACTCACTCAGCAATATCGTATCAATAGTGCCAATACAGATTTAGCAACATATTCTTTTTCCAAGAGTATCAACGGTATTCCTATGAATTTCGAAGTAGTTGGCGCAACATTTTCCGGTAAATCTTTTATATATGAAGAACCTCCTAAACCAGGAAATCAATTTTCTGTGATATATCAAAATGATAATCAAGGTAACGCCAGTCAGAATACTGGATTCTTCTGCCACTTCAAACAGGGCGCTACTGGAGTTAGTTATTTTGAAATTAATAATCCTGTACCTAATGAAATAATCGGAGTCAATGTTAACAGTATCAATGATACCGATCTATGGTTATGGCAGTTGGGCTTGGACAATTCACATACTCATATGTGGACGCAGGTTCCGTCAACGACCGGTAACAATGTTATATACAATAGTTTAAATTCTGATATTAGAAAATTTTATAGTGTAAGCACACAAAACAATGATGCGATTAATTTAAATTTCTCTGATGGGAATTTTGGAGATTTGCCACAGGGTAGATTTGCATTATACTATCGACAAAGCAACGGTCTAAGCTACATTGTTAAGCCGGAAAATCTTTCTGGAATTACTGTTAATATACCATATGTCAATTCTAGCGGCGTTGGCCAAGTTTTAACATTGACCCTATCTTTACAGTATACTGTAAACAATAGTTCAGGACCAGAATCAAATGCTAGCATCCAAGCAAATGCACCAAAAGCATTTTATACGCAGAACAGGATGATCACCGCAGAGGATTATAATATTGCTCCACTAAGCATTGGTAGTGAAATACTCAAAGTTAAAAGTACGGCCAGGGTAACTAGCGGCGTTAGCAAATATTTTGATCTTAGCGATGTCAGTGGGAAGTATAGCAAGACTAATATATTTGCAGACGATGGCATCGTTTATAAAAATTCTAATGAGCAGAATTTTATATTTTCTTTTTTAAGTCAGAGTGATATCTACAATGTTATCAGGACAAAATTAGAGCCTATCATAGCTTCAACATCACTTAGATCCTTTTACATCGATCAATATCATAGACCGGATCTAAATTCATTATCGGCCACTTGGGTTCAGGTCAATAAATTAGGTGGACAAAGCCAAGGGTATTTCTCGATCAATAATACTCCTGTAGCTGTTGGAAGTTTTTCCAGCAACAATCTATCTTTTGTAAAATCAGGCGCTCTGATAAAATTTGTTCCGCCTACTGACAAATACTTCTTACCCAATGGAACTATTGTATCTAACAAGTCCAACAAGACCAGAAATTATATATGGTCCACAGTGATCACAGTAATTAGTGATGGATCAAATAATGGAGCAGGCGCATTATCAAATGGCAAAGGCCCTATTACTATGGCAAATGTGTTAGGTAGCGATGCAATACCAGTAGAAATAATTCCTGTATTTGCGTCATCTCTATCTAACTCCTTTGAAACAGAACTAGTTAATTTATGTTTAGTACAACGGAATTTTGGTTTATCATTTGATGCTACAACTAGAATTTGGAATGTAATTGCTGACAGCAACTTGGATTTAAAAAATCCGTTCAGTTTAGACTATCAAAATAACGTCGATGATGCAAATCGAGATGCCAGTTGGTTGATTGCATTTACTTGGACCGGTACTGGCTACTTGGTGAGATATCGATTGATTGATTACATCTTTGAAAGTGAAAATCAAACAGGATTTTTTGTTGATAAAAATTCAATCAATTATGATTTTGCATCTGCTACAATAGTCAAAGATCAAATCACAGTATTATCAGTTAACACTCTTAATACCACAACTTCAATGTCTTTAGATAATGATTATCTCTGGCAAATTGATAATTCTATCGTACAACCGGACGGATATATTGAACCTAAGAAAGTAAAAATAAGTTTTTACGATTTTAATAATGCTGGACAGATTTTAGATCCTGATACCTTTAATAACATCGTCTTAGGTAATACGATCAATTCAGTGACTGGGTATCTAGATAAATTTGTATATTTTCAACTTCAATCTGATAGTTTGACATATAAGCTGGTTGATTCAGAAATGTTCATGGCGTATCCAACCCCTGCGGCAGCTAATAAAGCTATCGATAATGGGGTTATATCGCCTTCTGATGGGGATTTATTTTATTTTTATAACCCTGAATATAATGTAGTTAACAGTTATAGCACAGCCATTGCTAATTTAAATACTCCTTGGGTTTATGGGCCAGCTGAATCTACTTATATTGGATATCCAGGGAGATCAAATTTAAAATTCCAATATTTACATAACAGTGGACAAGAAACTCGAATTGATCCTGGCAAAAGTAATATAATCGATGTTTACCTTCTAACCAGCGGATATGATATATCTTTTAGAAACTGGGTATTGAATGGCGCTGTTGAAATTTATAAACCTCTACCATTAACTAGTGCTAATTTAGAAAATAATTATGCATCATATTTAGAACCAATTAAGGCCATCAGTGATCAGATGATTTTTCAATCAGCAAAATATAAATTATTATTTGGGTCAGCAGCTGATATAAATCTACAGGCAACTTTTAAAGCAGTTCAAAGTCCAACAAGTACTGCAAGTTCTCATGATATTACTACTAAAATTTTAAATGCAATCAATACATTTTTCTCTTTAGAAAACTGGGACTTTGGACAGAGTTTTTATTTTAGTGAACTCAGCGCATACGTCATGAATATTTTAACACCGGACATTACGAATTTTTTAATAGTGCCAGTAAATCCAAAAATTAACTTTGGAAGTTTTTATGAAATTTCTTGTCAAACTAATGAAATTTTTATAAGTTGTGCTCAGGCATTGGACATACAAGTAATTGGGTCAGTCACATCGACTCAACTTAACACTAAATCAATTATAACCAGCAGTGGAAATTAATAATGACAACATCTACATTCCGTTCAATTGATTTATTACCAACGTATCTACAAACAGATAAAAATTTAAAGTTTTTATCTAGCACATTAGATCAGTTAATACAGCCTACTCAGATAGAGCGGATCAGTGGTTACGTTGGAACTAAAGTAACTCCTACATATATCTCAACCAGCGATCAATATATTCCAGACACTAGAAAATATCAAATATCACCGGCATTAGTTATCAACAATTCCGATAATGATGTACAAGATGTTGTTAGTTACGATGATCTATATAATGAAATTGCAGTCAAAGGTGGTATAACTGATAATTTAGATAGATTGTTCAACGGGGAAATGTATTCCTATGATCCTCATATAGACTGGGATAAATTGATCAACTATCAAGAATATTTTTGGTTGGTAACCGGTCCCGATGCTATCCTAATTAACGATAATAATCTAGTAGTAGAATCAGATATTGTTGGAAAAGTAGTTTATAGTTTTATTTCAAATTTATCTAGCATTTCTTTATCTAATGGGATGCTGGTAAAATTCACTGGTTTGAAAATTTCTGAAGATTATCAAAACAAACAATTTTTTGTCGAAGGCGTTGGCACATCAATTAAGTTGATAGATTATGATTCCTTATCGACCCCGGGAATTGTTTCTACCATATACAATGAAAACTTTGATGCAAGTAACTTCGATGATTATCCGTTTGACGGTGATAAGACACTTCC